ACTGTTCCAAGTCCTCTAGTAGTGAGCATTGGGCTGTTCTCCACAAAGACGTACTTGGGTCGTACCTCGCCAATAATTCTTGCGAATTCCTTCCACATTCCGCTTCTTTCTCCTTCGATTCCTGCTCCTTTTCCGGCGCAACTAATGTCTTGGCATGGAAATCCTCCAGATATAACGTCAACAATTCCTCGCCACGGCTTTCCGTCAAAGGTTTGAACGTCATCCCAAATCGGGAAATGCGGGAGAAGTCCTTCATTTTGTCTGGCACACAGTACGCTTGCTGGGTAGGATTCCCACTCAACGGCGCAGACTGTTCTCCATCCGAGCAATTGCCCCCCAAGTATTCCCCCACCAGCACCTGCGAATAGAGCCAACTCATTCATAATTCTCCTAAAAAAGATAGCTTGTTTCAATTAAGCATCAAAACTTTTGGCAGCACTTGGCTATTCCGCGCCAGATACATTCACCTGGAGATGAATTTTTGAATCTTACTTATAGTATCTTCCTCGCCGTGACCAACAATAGCAGTATGACCAATTCCCTCTAAATACTCTATCCAATCTTTTTGCGGCTCACTTACTACACCACCCTTCTCTCTCTTCATCTCGATCCATAAGCTCCACTCAGGGACAAATAGATCGGGAACTCCAGCGGTTACGCCCTCGACCTTTAGCTTCATGGCGGTAACTTTAGATCTTAACCCGCCATTGGGTATGGCGAATATCCTAACCTTAAAGTTGCGCCGAAACCACTGCACCAACTCCCTCTGCTCCTCATGCTCTGTCTTCATTCCCAGCTCCTTTCCGTAACTCTAAAAAACTTTCCATCCTGCTTGTACTTTATATTCTGAGGAGCTTTTAATTTATTCAAAAATATAGAGTTCTTGTCCATGTCATCGCCCACCTCATATGCTCCGGGAATTGTCTTGGCTTTCCAGATTATTTGCATCAGCAATTTGCGAGCCTTCTCACCGGCAAATCCATCATAGGTAATGCAAAAATATTCGCCCACGACCCTATCCGATAAGCTGTGACCATAGTATCTAACTAAAAGCATATGCTTTCCCGATTGACGACTGACATGATGACTCCACTTCCATGACTCGACCTCCATACCAATACCGTCTAGGCACATGATGTCATCATTCCTGAGCCTTAACTTTGGCTTGTCTTTTACAGGAAACTGGTTGCCGCAGGCAGGGCACACCATTACCGATATATGAACGATCTCTTGGCAGATCTCACAAACCTTTACTGGTGCTTCCCCAGTACCATCTCCGGCTTTTTTCGGCGGCTCTACATTGGTGATTGGCCCGTGTCTGTGAATATTCCCAGCAAAATCCAGAACCAAGCAATGATCCGTATGGCTCTTGGGACGCATTCCTCGTCCGGCCATCTGTATATACAGGCCAACGCTCATGGTCGGGCGCAGGAGGACTATTAGGTCGAGGTCTGGGTGATCAAATCCAGTAGTCAGAACATTCGCATTTGTAACGGCTTTTATTACTCCGCTACGAAACTCAGCCAAAATTCTAGCGCGGTCTCTCTTTGAGGTATTCCCAGTGACTGTCTCTGTGACGATCCCACGCAGATTCAATTCATCAGCAACATTCTCTGCGTGTTTGATGCCTGAGCAAAAGAATAACCATGACCTTCTGTCGCCAGCCAATTGTATAACCTCATTAACTACCCTTTGGTTTTGATCTGAGGTATTCACAGCAGCTTGCAACTCGCTCTCGATAAACTCTCCTCCGCGCTTGTGGACTGATGACGTATCCAGTTCTACCTCTGTTTTTTTAGACCTTAATTTCGCCAAGAATTCTTTATGGACCAGCTCAGGGATGTCAATGGACTGGATCAGGTCATCAAATATGGCGGGCTTGTCGGTGATTACACCATGCCCAAGGCGGTACGGAGTAGCTGTCAATCCTATGACCCTAAGATTAGGATTGATTGAGGTCAGGACATCTATCAGCGTTCGATATCCGCCCTCAGTCTTATGGCCCACGAGATGGCACTCATCAATAATGATGAGGTCTACATGACCAATCTCTCTCCCACGCTTTCTGACTGACTGGATTCCGGCAAAAGTAATTGGATTCCCAAGCTGGCGCAGTCCCATGCCAGATGAATATATGCCCATCGGGGCATCTAACCAATGATCAAGCATTCTGGCGGCATTCTGTTCGATCAATTCCTTGACGTGCGTGAGCATCAGGATTTTAGTCTCGGGCCAGTTCTGCACAGCATTCTTGCAGAAAGCCGCAATGATGTGACTCTTGCCCGATCCAGTGGGCAGGACGATGCATGGGTGCTTATGATTGCTCGTCTCAAACCATTTATCAAGATCATCAAGAACTCGCTGCTGGTATTCCCGTAACTGGCTCATCCCACAATCCTCGCATCAAACTCCATCCGAGTATCAATAATGTCCTGGGTGGGATTGGCGCAGGCACTTGGGTTTGCCACCATCTCTCTGCTTGAGAATCGGTTACAATCAACCACGCCATTTTTCACGGGCTTCCCATCAATTATATATACCGCCTCATGCGGGCTATCACTATCAACCCGTTTCCAAGGCACGAGGTCGGGGTGCAGTACATGAGCATCACATCCAGTACGCTGATTCTCAACCGCTAGTTCAATATTGTCGTACCTAGCGCACGTCCATTTGGAGTCTGGGGTCGCTGTAGAGTGGGCGCAGGTGCGGCAGTTCACTTGCTTGGTGAGTTTGGTATCATGGCAAAATGAATTAGCTGGACACCACTTGCAGATATACCAGTCCGGTGAAGCTCCGCTACATGGCTCTGGCATACGATCCGACATCGTGATTCTCTTGCCACGATCAATATACTTTTCCGCCACTTCCTTTACATATCTGATTCGTTCCGTATAGATTCTGTCATCGTCCTTGCACACGGCAACATATAACGCACGATCTATCTTCTTGCCCATCATATAGACCTGCATCTGGATATAGTGCATAGGCTTGCTGTCCTTGACACTGGACTTTACCAATTCATCAAAGGACTTCTTTGAGTGGGTCTTGAACTCGGCTATATGCTTCTTTGCTGGTGCTTCAGGAACTCCATGTGTAATCACCCCGTCTAGGCTGCCCGACACATGGAATCCGAAATCAACGCGGCTCTGAGAACCACCAGTTGACACTATATTGATGCCAATAGATAGGAGGTCGCTCACGATTTGAGCCTCCTCAAACTGTCCTCGTCGGAAAAGGCGCAATAATCTGCCATTAAACTTCTCGATTACAGCCCACCTGAAGGATAGCCACAGCCATCTATCACAGGAATGCCCTAGCGCTGATGCGCCCAAGTGCGGGCGTGGTGGCTCTTGGCGATCCTCGTGGGCCTTGTCAATCAAGGTAGATATCAAATTAATTGGTTCTGGAATTTTCATATAATTAACCCTCCCTATTTTTTAGGGAGGGTAGTCCTTTTACTTGGATGCCCAGCTTGGGCCGTTAGCTGGTTTTGGCGGGGTAGCTTTTAATGCTGACGGCATTGCTCCACCTAGTGCCTTGTAAGATTTAATCTTATTCTTATCGCCGTACTCCTCGTTTTTCTCAATGCCAAGATCAATCTTCATGCTCGCGCCTACGAGCTGATCCGAGTCGGTTGCTGAAGCAATGCCACCTGAAAGCATGATAGCCGCGAATTGCTCACGTCCGATCCTCTCGGCAACTGGGTTAGCATTACGGATATTGATATTTGCGAACACGACACGGCCCTGATGAGTCGGCCCCGTAATGTCAAAACGCACCGCAATGTATTTGCCTGTTCCAGACTTGGTGTCCTTGACATTCGCTTCGGTTATAGTCGCGTCATACCAGCCATTCGGTAGCAGCATGAAAGAGTTTGAAGGTTGGTTCATCTCGCTTGTTTTGAAAGTTTCACCTAATGAGGCCATTTTATAGCTCCTTAATTTGAATTGAAAAGCTGGGGCGACCCGGCTCGGTTGTCACTGCGCCCAAAAGTGGGCGGGTGATTGCTTCACTTGCTGACTTCCA